TTCGCTCATTGCAAACGTTGAGGAAAATAAAATGCCTTTTGCGGATGGTACTTACGATTATCTTTTTTACAGGACGGCAAGCATACGGCACAAATTAGGAGTGAATTACGACTATACCGCAAGCGGACATTACAACACGCAAACCGTAGTTACAGAAAACAGAGCAAGCGGCACCGCTGAAATGTTTTTGAACTCAAGCACATTAGGCACAAAATCACAAGGAACAAATGCGTTCTTGCTTGGTGCGATTGGAAGCAACTACACGGGCGCACAAGCGACTTATTCGGGAAGTAAAATACAGGAATTAGTCGTTTACCATTCCGACCAATCCAGCAACCGCTCGAACATCGAAACCAACATCAACACCTTTTACAGCATCTACTGATGAACGGCTTTATCATAGTACTCCCCGAAGGAACGCTAACAAGCGAACACCGAGCCAAAGCAATAACGCGCGAACTCTACAACATCACAGCGCCGTTGGTCACTCAAGAACCCTATCAAAAAGACGGGACGGTCTTCGGAGTCATCGAACACCCCGACGGCATTCAATTCGCTTTGCAGGTGGACACGGAATACAATATTCCCGTCAGCCCTATGGCGACGCTTGAGAAGCTCATCACGCTAATGCTCGAATTGAGCGAGGCAGAAATACGACAACTTTCAAGCTACGTTCTCAACTCGCAATCGTTCCCGTTTGGGGCTATCGTTCCCAGCACTACAACCGTGAGGACGTACGAAGAAATGGTCGAGCTGGGTTGGTTCCCTGAAGATCCCGAATTATGAAAATACTAAAAGTCCTCCTCCTCTTTGTTCTCGCAATGGTAGCGATCCCCGTTGGGATTGTTTACTCGTTTGGCGAGTCGCTCTTCTTCATCGCCTCAGATATCCTCAGAAGCATCTGGAGGGCGATATACGACCTCTTTAGGGACGTTTCAACCATTGTATCCGTTACGGCTTCAAAGTTCCTCAATCGGCTTCTAATGGATTCGGGGGTTCCTTTCGGCAATCATTCCGTTTCTGCTGTCCTGGGAGCCAACCAACGAGAGAAGACCCTCACCCGCTTGGGGGCATGGCTTACCTCGTTACTCGATAGCGTAGAGGACGACCATTGCCGCAAGGCTTCGGAGAGGGCGGGCATATGAAAAACCTCAACGCGGTACTCACTAAATTCGCGGATGAAGTCGTCAAGTCGGCAAAGCGTCATCTCGGAGGGAGGAAGATAGGGAAGAACAAGAGCTACGGGGTAGCGTCTGGAACGCTCAAGCGTTCTCTTTCTTACCGCATCCGCGTACAAGGCGACACGATTAAATCGATCACCTTTGGAGCAAAAGGCAAAGCCGATAAATACGCGGCCTTTTTGCATTGGGGAGTAAACGGCACACGGAAGAATCAGAAGTCGCCTTTTTTCAAATTCAAGTTTGAAAACCCTTCGAAGAAGCATCGGTTAGAATTAATGAAATGGATAAGATCGAAAGGCATCAAATCCAGAGATAAAAAAGGGCGCTTCAAAAAACAGAGCGCGGAGTCTTTGGCTTTTGTACTTGGTCGAGCCGTCAAACGTAAGGGAATCGTAGGTCTTCGGTTTTATGAGAAAGCCTTTACAGCCGTTTCCAAGCGATTCGATAAGAAGATGGGCGACGCAATAGCGGAAGACATAAAAGACAAGTTCAAGTTGAAACTCGGTAACATCACAATAAAATGAGCGCGGTATTCATAGACACTCCCGGCGAGAATTGGTTTCCAGCAGGCCAGCGCTTGATATTTACCCTCGGTTCTCAAACGACACCCCTCGACGCGGCCTATCGTTTCATTATCCAAGTAGAAGAGAACGGGACGGAGATATCAAAAATCTACCTCACCCCCAACCCGAACGAACGCTCGTTCTTTGATTTGTCCGAAGTCGTAAAGGGGAGAACGGAAGTCGACCCGTTTCGATACAACACTACGACGGCGATTCACAGCTTCAATAACCAACCGTTCACCCGCGCAAATAACGGAGTGAACCGCTATACGGTACGGGTGGGTTATTATGACGGCTCTGAGAACCTCGATGAAGATAACCAGACGCTCTACCTTGTCGATGGGTACGAGCAAATTTCGGACGGCCTTCACCCTTCATTCGCGGACTTCTACGGCACGCAATCCAATAGAAAGGTATGGCTTACGGATCGCGTTCCTTCGAACAACGTTATCGAAATAAAAGCGGGCATAGAAGACCAAGGGCTTGGGGCATTCCTTAATACCGACGACACAGGCTCGCTTATCGAGCGCCTTCTCTTTAAGATATACGATACCTCCGGCACGTTAGACGATACCTTGACGTATGACATAAACTATACCAATGGGGGCTTAGTACCGTCTACAAATTGGGAGGCAAACGCAACAAACGTCAAAGGGAGTCTTCTTTACACCTACGCATATCCCGGAGCTTTTTCCGGACTTCTAAACGCCCTCAACGCTGTCGTGGGTGGGTGGAGTTATTACGACGTAATTCCTTCGACGGGGCTAAATGTGCAGACAGGAAACGTCCTTCGTGTGACGAACGACTGCCGCTATACAAAGAACGAAGCCGTTCAGCTCGGTTGGGCAAATACTCGCGGCGGGTGGGATTACCTCCGCTTTAACGGCAAGAAACAAAAGACCGTCTCCAGAGAAGAGAAGACCTATCGAAAAATTGTCGGCGATTACAACGCTTTGACCTTCTCTTTCGGACCGAGCGAGAGGCAAGTCAAGCCCTACCAACTCGAAGCGAAAGAATCGTATCAACTGAACGGGATTCTCACCATCGAAGAAATCACGCTCATGCAGTATTGCCTCCGGTCGAAGAACGTCATGGTACGAATTGACGGCGACTGGGTTCCCGTCACCATAAAGACGAGCTCGATGCAAATCGAAGAGGAAACCGTCTCGAAGGTTTTTGTTATTACGTTCGACGTTGAACTCGCTCAAATCATCCGATGCTAAGACTTACGATAGAAGGAAATGAAATTGAGCTGTACGAGAACGAGCCGATCAACCTCTCGTATCAGTTTAGCAACCTACAGGAAATCAACGCTTCGGCTTCGAGCTTCTCGCAGACTTTCCGCGTACCACTCACCAAGAAGAATCAAGACTACTTCGGGGCGGTGAATGAATTCGGTCTTATAACTACATGGGATCCTAAAACGAAAGCCTCTGCCGAACTGACTTCAAGCACTATCCCGATAATGCGCGGCTTCATTCAAGTGAAGGGGGTGTACGTGCAGAAGGGTAAATACGCAGACGTTGAAATCGTTTTCTTCGGAGAGACGGCCAACCTGTCGCGGGATATTGGAGACGGTATGCTTACCGACTTAAGCCTCTCCGCATATGGTCACGATTTGAACGCCACAAATTTGGCCGCGAGTTGGGCGGGCACTTTGTCGAGCGGTGTTATCCGGTACGGGATTCCGGATAAGGGTTTAAACTGGACTTCTTCCAATATTTGGACAAGTAGCGCGCCACTTGAACACGCAGATTTCACGCCGTACTTCCGCGTTTCTAAACTCTTCGAAACGATTCTTAGAGAGGCAGGATACACCTATGATTCGGATTTCTTTGATAACGAAGACAATTTGTATCTCATGCTTTATAACGGGCTACTAACCCCGGCAAGCAATGACTACACCGATTTTTCAACGGATCAAATGCTCGTAGGTTTGAGCAGCAATTTATCAGGCTTAACGGCGCACCCGAACTTTACGAGCATAACGAGCTGGAGCGATACTACCCCTTTTTACGATCAGAACAACAACTTCACAAGCGCCACGACGTACACCGTACCCAATCGAGCTTATTACCGCTTCAGGGTGAACGTATACGGGCGCTTAGACCACGATACAGGAGACCACGTGTCTATGCGATTATCCAGAAACGGCAACGAACTCTGGACATTTATAGACGATTATGAAAGCTCGCAATTTAACGACATCACCCACGCCCTACTTTCTCCGGAATTTGTTATGGAGGCGGGAGATACCGTTGAATTTCAATATGTTGTCGGCAACTCTTCGCACCCTTTATCCCTTGATGGCGGTTCAGAGGTTAGTAACCTCACAACATGGTGGCAGGTTGCATATATTTCTACGATTGGTCTCGACATAAACGTCTCGGAAAACCTCCCGGAAATGAAGCAAATAGATTTTGTGTCTGGTTTGCAAAAGATGTTCAACCTCGTATTCATTCCGGATAGGAACAACCCGAAACACCTTCAAATCGAACCCTTCACCGATTACCTCGCGCAAGGCTCTACCAAGGATTGGACAAACAAGATGGACCTCTCGAAGGATATACAAATCCAACCAACGACCGACCTTCAAGCGAGGCGCTACGACTGGACACACTCACAAGGAAAGGATCTTTTAAACGAGGCGGTGTTCAAAAGTACCTCCCGCGTTTATGGGCGTTATCGCGTAGATGATCCCGGAAACGATTTCGCTTCAGGAAACAAAGAAATAAAGTCGCCCTTTGCGCCGCACGTCGTTTCCCGAATTCCTCAAACGGGTTATTTAGTTCACCGAATGTTGCTTAATACAACGGAAGAGGATAAAAGCCTTAAAAAACCCCTTCCAAGGTTGGCGTATTGGAACGGTTTGGTTGACGGTGATTTGTTTTACCAGAACGACACGAACACCTCAGCCGTAAGTGCCACGGAGTATCCGGTGTTCTCTCAATACTCCTCATTGGATGCAAACGTATCGAATAAAGATTTGAGCTTTGGCCCAGAGCGCCCGTTCCACATCATCCAAGCGAACCCCTTAAACACGCTTTATTACAAGTATTGGAGACCGTTCGTGAACGAACTGTATTCTTCGGATGCTCGAAAGCTGACCGCCTTCTTCCGGCTTACGCGCTCCGAATTAGCTACGTTCGAGTTCTCCGATAAGATTTACCTCAAGGATACCTACTGGAGGATCCTGTCTATCTCGTATGACGCGACAAGCGAAGACCTCGTGAAGGTGGAGATGCTTAAAGTCTTGGGGGATATTCGCGACTGTACTTGGCTTCCTATATCTATCGACAAATCGAACGGGCAGATTCGCTTTGAAAACGCCGCAGGCACCCAAGTATATCAACTAAGCCCGAACTTCAGTTCGTGTTGCACGAAGTACGGATATATCTACGACGAAACGAATCAACGCTGTTACCAACCATTCGAGCAATGAGGAATCTAGACAATCATCGTTATATAGGAGAGGCGATTCAACTGCTCCAAAACAAAGGCGAGAATATCACCGTCCCGCTTTGGTTTAAGGTCTTGGATTGGTTCCTCGTGGCTTGTATTATTTCAATAACACTAACCCCGCTGATATGGCTCGTGAGCAAGATTACATCTTAAAATTAGACGCGGACACCTCGAAACTTGATGCGGCGGTAGATTCTTCGGGTCAAAAAATCGACCAGCTCGGAAACCGAGGGAAGGCATCTCTAGAGTTACTTGATACCGCCTCTGGAGGGGCGACATCGAAATTGACTGGGTTAGCCAGTAGTTTTCAGGCGGCAAGAAACGGGGCGAAGTCTTTAAACATTGGGCTACGGGGAACGAAAGCCGCACTCGCGGCAACGGGAATTGGGCTGTTCGTTGTGGCTCTTGGGGAAGTCATAGCCAATTGGGATACAATCACGAACTTCTTCAAGGATAAAACTATCGAGAATTCACTCTCGAAAGAGGTGAACTTGTTGAGCGAGATAAAGCGAAAGCAAAGCGACAACTTGCAAATCGCTCAAGCAGAAGGGAAGTCAGTCGAAGAGATTAACAAACTTCGAGCTACTAGCTTAGTCACTACATCTGAACTTCTAGAAAAAGAAATCCTCCTCGCGAAGGAACAAGGCGACGAGGAAACCTTGCTTGCGAAGCAAGAAGAACTGAGGCAAAACCAACTCGACATAACGATTCTTCAAGTAAGCGAAGAAACGAAACTAAAGAACCTCCTCGAAGACAGCGCAGAACTTTTAGATCCTAATCTCGCCGCCGCAAACGAACGCGCTGAATTAGTCGCGAAAGAAGAGGAAGCGTTAAAGAAAATAAATCGCGAAATCAATAATATAACCCAGTTCTCAGAAACCTACAAGCAAAACGCCGAAGCGGCTGCGGAAGGAAGCAAAGACCAACAGTTTTATCTTGATAGAATTGCTCAAGATCAACAGAAGCTCAACGAGCTACTACCTCAACAAGAGTTGTTGCAAGGCGCAATAAACAAGAAACTTGAAGACTACGATCAAAAGAAAAGGGATTCCCAAAAGAAAGGGAAAGAAATCCTAAAAGAAGAGAAGCTCGACGTTGACCAGTATTTCGACGACCTCCTTGACGCCGAAGAAGATTACTTCGCGGACTCGATGGATTTCGCCTTGGACGACTTCCGAAAGGAACAAGAGCTAGAAGAGCAAAGAAGAGCGAATTTTCAGGCTTCACATGATGAATCAATGCGGCTACTCGACGAGGCGCAAGCAAAAAAAGACGAAGCACTTCAAGCTGATGAAGACGCGGAAAAGCGAAGGCAAGAGCTAATAAGTATGACGAACGACATGAGGCTTCGACTTGCCTCACAGTCGTTTCAAGCTATCGAGGCACTCGGAAAAGCGTTCGCCTCTCAAGACGAAAAAGATGCAGAGAAAAACTTCAAAGTGCAAAAGGCTTTGAGCCTTGCGAGTGCTACGGTATCAAGTACGGAGGCAGTTATCAACGCATACAAGACCGCGCAAGGAAGCCCGTTTACTTTAATCAATCCAGCGTATCCAGCGATCCAAGCGGTTTTGGCGGGAGTATTTGGAGCCGCTCAAATTGCAACAATTGCACGAAGTCAATTCAAAGCACCCGCCAAAGTACAAACGTCGGCCGGAGGTGGGGGAGGCGGAGGATCCGCACCAACACCAACAGCCCCACAGCTCGACCTCGGATTCTTGGGAGGTGGAGCAGGGCAGACGGGCATACGAACTTACGTTGTCTCTTCAGAAGTAACCAACAGCCAACAAGCAAACCAACGAATAAACGACCAAGCATCATT